GCCGTTTACGCAAAGCGCCGTAGACCTTAACGACTTTCATGCCTCAAGGCGCAGGCAGTGCTCTTCCCATAGTAACCGCCATAGACATCACGGCTAGACAACCTGCCCTGCACATGATGCAGCACCTGTTGATCACCCAAGTAAATTGCTGCATGGTTCGGCAACGGTGAAACCAAATTCATCAAAATCAAGTCACCGCGCTGCACCTCCTCAACCGGGATCTTGCGAAACCCTTCCGCAGCAAAGTTATCCATATACAAGTTCTCGCCACGATCCCAGAACTTGTCCCGGCGGTCATAGTCCCGCAACTGAACGCCGTACTCCCTTGCGTACCAGTCCCGCACAAGCGTGTAGCAGTCCACCACGCCGAACACAAACTCACGCCCCACATACGGCAACTCAAAGCCTGCTGGCTCGCAGTAACCCCAGCCTTCAGTGTTTGGATTGACGATGAACCACGGCAGCTCTGACTTCTCGCATGCAACGCGATCAGCTGTGGATGGCTCAGGGTTGGTCTTTGGGTGGCTGTGAACAATACCAATCACCTCGCCTTGATCTTCTACGGCGTCCCAGCCGCTGAGAACAAAGTGCTCGTCTGGTGTTTCAGCGATGTTTTGGCACGGAAAATACTTGCGCCGTCCTTTGACAACAGCAACCAACCCGCAGCACTCGCGTGGTGTTTCAGCTTTTGCGTGCTCCAAAATCTCAACCTTCATGGCTGCCGATAAACGCATCACTTGGTCAGACCCGCTCCAGGGAATGATCCAAACGGCAGCTCGGCGTTTTCGCCAAACCGCAGCTTGCAGCTGGCAACTCGCTTGCCACAAACATCTTGAGCAAGCGTGCTGACCTCATTGCCGTTCACGTCGTAGTAATCAGTGCCGGTGTAGCTGCACTCGCTGCTGCGATATTTCCACTGGCAAATGTTGGCGATGATCTGACGCTTAGGAATCTTCTGACCAGCTAGGTCAAACTTGCTGGCCAGCTCAAATGTCACAGTATCTCGCGTTTCGCTGGATTTACGGTCAATAAACCAAACCTCTTGCGGGAACTGAGCGTTAGGGTCTGCCGCACTTTCACCATCAAGATATTTCTTCAGTGTCCTAATGCGACGAACCTCCGCTCCACCAAGGTCATTGCCTGCGGTTGTGGTGTTGACCAGCAACAACAATGCGCTAATAGTGCTGCTGAGGTTGCTAATGGTCAGTGTTGGCCGTGGCAACGTGCCAGTGTTTGTGTACTCAAAACCGTCAGCTTTAAGCGGGATACGACTGTAGGTTGCGCCGTTAAAAACAATGTTGCCAGTTACGTCAGCATTTGCACCGGCATGAAAGCGAAAAACATCACTGCTGCCATGCAGCGCTGAATCGAGTCTCAGTTGAAACAGCTCAATAATTGCGCTGGGGTTGATCGCAACAAGATCTTCATAGGCCGATGCGATGCCTGTCCACACACAAGTGTTGTCAGTGATCGTATCGCCAACGTTGTTCGGCCAATTAGGTTCTGTCGCTGCTGACGTTCCAGCAGTGGTACACCGAAAAAACAAGCCAGATGCCTGCTCAGTGCTGGCGCGTCGGATGTCGCCAACAGAAAACGCGGTATTAGCTGCCCAGGCTGCTACTGCCATTACGGTTCAAAGACTTGGCGGAACGTTGCTTGAATTGTGGCGCGATTCAAGTACGGAATCGACTTGCTCCACGTCTCACAGACAAACTTGGCACCAGCTGACTCGCCAGGTGGGGTGAAGTCAAAAGCAGCGTTGTCATCCGCACGCGCATCCAAGAATGTCTCGATCGTGTCTGAGTCAGTCTCTGACACCTCAAACGTCAGGTTGTAAACCTTGGGATTTTGATTCAGGCCAAAGCTAAGGCGTTTTTCATATCCGTCTCCGAAGCGCACAGTTCTAACGTTTGGTGCGCTGCGTTTTTGAACGCCGTAGGTGGGCGTGATTGACGGGAAAGTAGCCATCAGCTTGCGAGGAGACCGCCAGGACGTTTTTGCTTCACCAGTTCTTGCTGCACAGCCAAGCCGATTGCCTTGCCAAGCTGCGAAGCCTGATCAGCGTTGCCTTCAACAGACGAACCAGAAGCATCTACGTTTACCGTCACATTAGCGCTGCCCATTGCGTTGTTTGGAACGATATTGCCCTGCGCTCCAGGAACGAACAACTCAGGGCCACGCTCACCAACCATGTAGGGACGACCTGCTCCAACCGCTCCACCAAGAGCTTTTGGTGCTGGGAGTGGCGGCAACGGTTGCGGTCCTCGATTGAAGAAGTTTGGATCTTTTCCAAGATTCACACCTGGACCCGACGTAACACCACCGCCACCAAAGAAGTTCAGGCCGATGCCCAAAATCTGCATCTTGATCTGAGCTGCAATCATCTGGGCAGCCATATCAAGGAAGTGATCTGCCGTGCGCTGGAACAAGTTGGCCAACGCCTGCTGAGCACTCATGCTGCCGTCAACAATGCCTCGGAATGACTCAGCAAATGAGTTGCCCAGGCTTTCTGACAAAGCAATCAGCTGATTGACAGGATCCATCAACGTATTGATTTGACCCTGAATCGCTTTGATTGCATCATCTAACCGATCACGATCAGTCTTTGCGGCATCGCGAGCAGCACCCTTAGCTTCTTCTCCCCGCCGCTCAATCTCATTGCGGCGCTCCAATGCCTTGTTTAAGCGCTCTTGCAGCTCTGCCTGAAGCTCTGTACCCGCAGCGGCATCAACAAGAAGTTGCAGCGTTTCAATTCTTAGATCAATCTCAGTCAGCTGTTTTTCGGTAAGTCGGTCAATTTCTTTGACCTGCTTGTTGATCTCAACAGTCTGCTGAGCAACTGCCGGAACAACTCCGGCCATAATCAACTCGCCATACTCACGCTCAAATGCCGCTTTGTCCTTAATTGCATTGAGCTGGTCATCAAGCGGTTTAACAAGATTCTCAGTCTGTGCAAGAGTTTTCTCTGCTAACTCAAGCGCTTGTCGGTCAAACTTAAGATTTGCAGCAAGCACTTCTCCAGTTTCTCTTAGGGTAATTAAATCTTGATCTTCTGTATCTTTAAATTTTGCTCGATCTGCTTTTGCTGTGGCCCTTGCTTTTTCAATCGCCATCTCTTGCTGCAAGATAATTTTTGCAGCTTGGCTTTGCTTGCCCTGTAAAGCAATTAGGTTTGTTTCAGCAACAACCTGCGCTTGAACAATTTCAAGGCGCTTACGCAACATGATTGTTGGGTCTGCTTTCGATCCGCCAGTAGGTTGATCTTGAAACGAACGCAAAAACTCTTCAAGCACTGCTTGCTCATTACTAATTCCAAGTTCAGAAGCAGGAATAGCAGTTTCAAACTTAGTTACCTTTTGAGATCTTCTAACAGCTCGTCTGAATTTTGTAGGAGTTGTTGCTCGAAGCTCTTCGTTTGTAAGCGCGACAGTTTTACCTTTAATTTTGTTTAGCCTTTCTTCAATTATTAGTCGCTGTTTAGCAACATCTAGTCCTCTAATTTCGTTACCTAGCTGTATAATTTGATCCGAACTCATTTCGGAAAGCAAATCTTCCAGTGTTTTGCCTAGACTTGCAGCGTCTTTTATTTGAGCAATAGATCTTAAGAGCTGAGGTGAACCAAATAGTTTTGCGGCGTTTTCGCCCATTTTTGCATCGCCTAGAAAAGCAAAAGAACCGGCAAGCTGCATTGCCTCTTCTCTTGTTATGCGAAGACTCTTGGCAAGCTCGTCGATGTCCTCAGCAAAGAATTTAGAATCACTGCCAGCTTTACTAAATGCGTTGTTTAGGTCTCCCAGAGACTTCTGGAACCTGATGTTTTTGTCGATGGCTTCGCCAATCGCGGTGCCAACAATGCCCAAAGCGAAGCCAAAGGTTCCGCCCATCGCTCCACCGATGGCACCACCTACGCCACCCGTGATTGCAGCAGTGGTTGACTGACCAAATAGAAGTGGAAAACCACCGCTCAACAGAGCACCACCAGCTGCACCCCTGAGACGCCTGTTACGTCTTGCTCTTTGTTGACGCTGGAACTCTGCTCTTTGAGCTGCCGCTTCTGGGGAATCAAGAACAGTTGCAGGCCCCATAGTCTCTATGGGTACTCCCGCCATTAGATTATTTACCTCTCTAAGCCGAGAAGCAAGTTCTTGGTACGACGTAGAAGCTATATCAACTTGTCCAATAACTCCTTCAAGAACTCGGCTGTAATCAGCAAGACCTCGGGTAGTATTTGCTGGCTCAAACTCCAGCAAGTCTTTCATTGTGCCGAATGCACCAAATCTAGGCACTTGCTGCTGTTTACTTTTGGTGCCCGCAATCAGTAAGTCAAAAGCACGAGCAGTGTCTTCTGCTTGCTCTTTAAATTGTCTAAGACCTTTAACAGCAGCAGTAAAATCAGCCTTGGTTATTGCATCAGTAAAAATTCGAGCCTCTGCACTGCCTCTTGCAAAATTAGTTCTAGCGTCTTTAAGCTCTAAAATGTATTCTCGCAGCTTTCCGGTGCCTGCTTGAACAGCGGTTTTATTAAAATTAAAAGCTTTTGTTTGCTCTAGTGTTGCCTTTTTTAGTTGAGCTGCTTGATCTTTTGCTTGTCGTCGAAGTCGAGCTGCATCCGTGGCTTCGACTGCTCCTTCCTTTTTTAACTGAAGTAAGTCCTGCTCAATCTGACGAAGCTCTTTAAGCTCCCTCGTCAGGCTTTTTAGCTGAGCGCTCTGTACGTTTACGCCAATGTTAATGCCATAATCCATGGCTGGACGTAAAGCGACTGCTCAGCCAAGTCTATCGTGCCTACCGCATCTTGGCCCTCTGAACCATTTTCGCCTGATCCCGAGCCTTTTCTTCCTGCTCGTTCTTTAACGAGTAATACGCTGACCAGCTCACCAACTCCTCTTGAGTCAGCTGGTGCGTCAGCGCACTAACCGTCATACCAAGCTTTTCGGCAAGGAAAAAGATGAAAAACCAGTCGTTACTAGCTTTTCAAGCTCGCTTTAGCGTCCTCCACTTTGTTTTCCGCGCCAGAATTCAACATGGCGAGTTGAATCTCTTGAAGCACTCCGGCTTCAACAGAGTTCTTCAGCACCGCTTTTTCGCCGTCTTGAAACAGCCGCTTACCGTCAGCGTCCAGCGCTTTGCGAATCATCATGCTCAGCGCAAAGTCGCCTGAGTCATCTGAATCCGCATTTTTCTGGATCGCTTCTCGCTCAGCAATGGTCAAAGGGTGCCAGTAAACCTCCAGC